TTCTTTTCTGCTTCGGTAAATGATGAGGGTATCGCTAAATCGAAATCTAGGCACTTTGCAGGCTCGTGGCGCGATTTACTGTCTTTATCCGGGTCTTCTCCTGTCTCAAGGCACAATGTCTTTAAACAAGCATACTTAAATGCGTAGGAGATGGCTTTGCCAGGACCTTTATCTGAAGGATCGACGCCATACCCCGGCATATCAATAAAAAACTGATCTTGCGGCTTATCAACATTAACAAAATGCACGCGGAGCATTATAGATGTCCTGTTGCCCTCTTGATTGATGCTTTGCGTAGTAGGAATCGCCAGCACTCTATGCTTTACCAGCAATGGATGCACCTTCTCTGCCACGTCATCATGGCTTACAAACCGATATTGCCCATTAACCTTCGAATCACCCTTTTGTATGTAAGTCAGTTCCTCCATGATCGCCAGGATTCTCTGATATACATTCTTCTCGCTTGCTTCCATCTTTCTTTTTTCCTTTTTTAAAATAGTTATAGCATTTCAGTGCCGCACCAAATACATAAAACAGCGGCTCTAAGGTTTCGTCGACTAATTCAATATCCGGGAACTCGCCGCCCTTATCTAAATAAACAAGCATTGCGCCTTCCACAAATATATTATTCTGCATTAACAAGCGATTATATGCCGCCATCTGAACCGGATATGTTTTTTGATGCGTCGCACTTGTTTTCAGGTCTACCAAATATAGCTTGTCATTAGTGCACTTAACCACGAAGTCAAGCTGCCCTGTAAACTGGTTTTCGAAATCTGTGTACCGCTTTTCTATGATGACAAACTCTTTAACTTGGGCATCTTTCCACTGCTTAAAAGAGTTTACGTACCCTAGCAAGTCTTCGTCTATCATGCCGTCAGGAATCCAGTTGCCTTTAGCAATCCCGGCACAAAGTGCATGTACAGAAGTCCCCCGCGCCGCCGCCCTTTCCAGAATCTCCCGCGGCACCTGATCGTATGTTGTGAATGGCCGAAGTATCTCTGTAACTCTCGGTATGTTATTGGCAGCAAGTGTAGTAGACATACCCTGCTCCAAAAAGTGTGCTCATAACAATGAATGTATACATGATGATCTGTAACGCAATGCCCAGTCCATCTTTTATTTCCTTCCATACTTCGCTGCGTGAATTTTCCATAAAACCTCGTATTTAAATATTTAACTTATTCAAATCCGGGATAGCTAAAATTATTGTTGTTGTCAAGATTTACTGTTATAACTATTTTTCTATCACATAAAGTGGAGGCGAGATGGGAAGACATTCAGTATTCAAGAAAAGCTTAGTAATTTCTACACGGTTTGAAGAATCGGAATATAGACTTATTCAGGAGATAGCAGCCCTTGAGTCAAGCTACACAGGGCAAATTGTCACGGCTGGCGACTTAATAAGGAATGCCTGCAATTTTTGTTATAGGGACGGTGAAAGATTGCGTGAGGTTTTCCGAAGATCTAGAGAGCATTTTGTTAAAAAAGTCCCCAAACCTTATTAAATAGTTTGCAGCAAATAATATTTTAATGTACTTTGAAGAAATGAAACGAGGAACTCTGTAAAGCTCCTCGTTAGGACAACACGCATTTTGGAGAAGTGGGGGACACTTTATCCATAGTTTAGATACTAGACAATATCAAACTACCAGAAGTGCGTATTTATCCAAACAAAAAAAACTAAGTTTACAAGTTATGGCTAAAGAAAATCGCACAGGTGTCTATTTTGACCGAGAACTAAATAAGTTCCAAGGTCTTGATCAACAAATTGTTAAGCAGCTTTATTCTACTTATGATGGCATTAACGTCGATGGTGAACTAAAAAAAATGTCTATATGGCTTATGTCTGATTCGAAAGGCAAAACACGTAAAGGCACTATCGGTTTCATCATTAACTGGCTCAATAATGCTACCCCTATGCCTCCCACAACGTCAGAACATCTTGATCTAATGCAAAGCGATTCTCCTCTTGGCCGTGTTGTACGCGATTATTTGATGGATTTATGGAAGGACAAGGAACACATTCTCCAGTTCAATACAATAAGGGCGAAGAAGTAGAGCAATATTGGAAGCGCAAAGTTGAGCAAGCTACCTCCGGTTGTATCGTTCCAGTGGGTTCCCTGCCGGCAAACTTTCGCTCCGCTATTGATAAAGGCTACACTACCGGCTGGGCAAACATTGATAAATACATGCATGGCCTGCGTAAAGGCGAGCTAACAGTTATCACGGCAGACACCGGCTCAGGCAAGACCACTTTTTGTACACAACTCATGGTTAATTGCGCCATGCAACATATACCGGTGTGGATCAATAGCTGGGAGATGAAGCCTGAAACTACGATGCGAAAGCTTGCCTCTGTGGTTCTTCGCCGGCCAATGAAGTTCCAAGCCTTCACCGAGCATGAAAACGAGCAATTCGATGAATGGTGCTCAAGATATAAGGTGTATATAAACCCTAATACAATCGGCACAGATATACATACCTTGGCATATCAATTGTATGAAGCACAGAAGCTCGGCGTGGAAATTGTAATGCTCGACCACCTTGATTACTTAGTTAATACACAGAAAGAGAAACAGCACGAAGCAATTGAAGAAACGATAAAGAGGCTCCATGAACTGGCTTTTGACCTTAATATGCATTTTATTCTTATCTGCCATCCTCGACAATCAGGAACAGCAGGCGAAGAAGTTGGAATCCATTCACTCAAAGGTAGTAGCTCTATCAAGCAATACGCCGACAACGTGCTCATCATACACCGCTGCTCAAGAACCGACGCCAGCGCAGACCCAAACAAAGTAAAAATAAAAATCGCCAAGAACAGAATGTTTGGTAGCGAAGGTAGCTGTTACCTATTCTATCAGCCTTTATGGGATGGCTACATGGAGTTTACACAATGAAAGAATATCACGTAGTTTTAGAAGGAAGATATGGTTTCCGGAGGGAAAATGTATATATATTTCCAAATGATTTACCAGCTCCTTCACTTTATATTCGCGATTATCAAGAGATTTCTTCGTCTCCATTTATTTTCATAGATGCTTCAGGAGGAGAATCTTTGAAAGTTAGAGATAGATGTTTTCGTCAGAAATGCAACTTTTATGCACTAGGAAAGAATATAGTTTATTATACAGAGGAATAAATGATACCAAGCAATTTTCGGCCATCGAGACCACTTAAGCCGCAAGAATTCGTTCATTATACTGACGGCACACCTTCTAGAGAATTATCTGAAGAGCTAGACGAGGACATTCCTTTCATTATTCAATTCAGAAATAAGCTTGAAAGAATCACCAACATTATTAAAGAGCTTGAAGAGGAGATATCTGACCTATGAAATATCAAATCGGTAGCAGCAATGCACACGTAGAAGTCGGACAATACCGTGAAGTGAATAAAGGCGCACTCAAGGCTTATTTCACTTTTATTGAGTACCCTACTGGCAGACAAACATTAGACTGCAAGTACTTCATAAAAGGCGACCAGCGATGGTTTTCCCTGCCGCAAAAAGAAGTTAAGCAACCCAACGCAGAAAAGCCCACTTATTACCCAATAATTAAATACCTTGATAGCAATTACCATGACTTACTCAGGGATGCCATATTAACAGCTCTTAAAGAAGAGGAAACCAATGCCCAAAAGAACGTACATCAAAACGCCTCGGCTCCATTACAGGACGACACATCCTCTCTATGGTTCCGATAACACCTTCGATTCATGGATGACCCTATGCGAACTTACCATGGATCTTGCGGAAGATGAGGCCGAGCGCAGACTTAACACGCTTTTTATCGACACTATGAATCAAATTGCCGATGAAATGCTCGCAACAGCGGAAGAATATGAGCCTCAAGCACATAATTAGCCAAAATAAGATGCTTAACGACATCCTCGATCGCCCCCTCGTTTTGGAAGGCGACCCTCTTATCTATAGCGTTAAGTGTCCGGCAGGGCAGAGGACTCGCGGCCTACAGTACTTTAGAAATAAGCAATGGAAGCCTTTTCTAACGACGCATTTTCGCTCTTTAAGATCCCAAGATGTCCCGGTTGTCGTGCTTCTTAAGTTCTTCATCAAGCCGCCGGAGGGAGTGAAGGTGCCTAAAGCTGCTTTAAGCCAAGAGTCCGCGCCGGCTGTTAAACCTTTCGAGCTATGCGAGTACATACTATCTTTCCTTGAGATGATTAGAGGTGTGCTCATTACAGCATATAAACAGATCGTAAAGATTGATGCCGTTAAACTTTACAGCGATAACCCTAGATTAGAAGTTAAAATCATGAGATGGAATGAATATGTCAACATGCAAAATAATAATTCCAATGACACCAAAGCCGAAAGCCTCGGTAAGGATGAATCACGGCCGGGCGTACAATCCAAGCTCGGTGGGCATGGGAAAAGTCATAAAGCACGTAAAGGAACAGTTTCTGGACAAGCCGATGCCGCTCTTGAAGGGGCCGTTGCTGGTGATAGTGCACTTTCTGATGCCAGTTCCGGGAGTTCTCCCCATCAAAAAAAGAGAAGCGCTAAACTGCCGACCTCACATAAAGAGACCCGACGGCGATAACCTAGAGAAGTTTCTTAATGACGCACTTACTGGTATTGTTTGGACTGATGACTCTTCTATTGCATGGATGCTACGGAGCAAAACATACACGTCTCAGAAAGAAGGATACACCATTTTCTACGCACAAGAAATAAATAGCGATACCACAGATTACCCAGGACTATTAGAGGCTATAAGAGAACATATTTATATACAAAAAAAGGAAAATTAACCCATGGAATATAATAAAACACATGCTTTGACCGGAGAAATGACAGTTGTTGCCGGACTTATTGAACATCTGCAAGATAACCTTGATGATACAATTTTTGAAAATGGCGAAGAGCTTCATTCACTGCTTGAAACCCTATCGCAAGGTTGTAATATAGCGGCTCTACGTATGCAGCAAATGATTAAAGATCACAAAGAAAACAAGGTTATGACTTGTGGCCGTCGTTAACTTTAATGAAGAGCTAGTTTACATCGTACTAGGAATTGATGAACACGAACACGATCAGGTGCTTGCGGTCTTCAAAACCTACTACGATGCAAAAAAGTACTGCACTCAAACTATGAATGAAACAGACTTTTATGACTTGTGGATAGAGAAGCATCCCCTAATGTAAAACGGCTTTACTTTTCTTCCTCATGTGTCAAATTTTCAAGCATTGTCCGGTTTACTAATTCTATAAAGACCTTTTGTTCCTCTTTACTCAATTGTTTCATAATCAACATGAGAGATCCCATAAGTACATTAGTGCAACAACTTAATAATTCATCCGGCGCTGTTATACCTTCTTTATAGAGGTGTTTCATCAATGGCACAATAATATCTTTTGAATACATTAATATTTTTTTTGATTCTTCTTCAGTCATTCTTTCATCATCCATTGTCGCACCTTTTTAAGTTAAATCGACTTTGCTTGCACTGCGCCAGTTGTGTATCTCAGTAAATAGTTTCAGGTAATCCTCTTTGGAAGCTTTGGCTGTGATTCTCTCTACCATGCGCTTTAAGTTTTCACGCCACCGAGCCGCATTGAAATGTATATCCCTGACCAATATTAATAACGCTCCCCAAAACCTTGCCGACTCAGTGTATTTGCTGTATCCATTGATTTTCTTGATATAGTTTATCGTTTCCCAGCAGATTTCTATACTGTTCTCAAAATTCTCTTCATTAAACACGTATTCACCATTTCTAAACTTAACATGACCATCTTTTGCGTTTCCTATAGTGATATTTAAGGCAATTTTTAAGTTTATTCCATGCGCTCCCATAAAGCTTTTCAGTTTAAGATAGTGCGGATAATTGTTTTTGCAATAATAGTTCAAATAATCCACTCGTCCCCAGGGCTGAGACACATTCATCCTTATAATATCTTGCGCCGTCAGTTCCTTGTTTATCTTATAATATATAGCCAAGCCGAGCATCTTAGCTGCCAGCAGTCTATGTTGCCCGTCTATAACCTCCATATCCTCATTAACTAAGATAGGCACCATCTCAAGTAGGTTACACGACTTTATTGACTCGGCGAGCCTCTTTACATGCGCTTGACTTATCTCTGTCCGATTGTCCTCCCGGAATTTGAATAGATCATAGTTAGTTGTTTTTCTTGCTTCGCTCATGATATAACTCCTTTAATGTGTTACTCAGTATTTCTATTTGCATTTCTAAATTCTCAACTCTGATGTACAATGTTTTTTCTTTGATTTCTGCGTTTTGTGCCGATCTCATTCGAAAGCCTGCATACTTATTCATCATTCTTTTTTCAGCATCTTTTTGGGCTTTCTCTGCATTGTAAACACTCTTTCCGCCAGCCCTTCGAATCTCCCATACAATACAGTTTTTTGACCTTCCCAAGATCTTCGCGATGTCTGTTGCAGATAGATTTTTCTTAATATTCGATTCTATGATCTTCCTCTCCGCAAGGCAAAGAGCTGGACTTTGTTTCTTTTTCTCTTTCTTTTCTACATCTTCTGACAAGTTTTCCCCCTTCTGTTCGTATTGCGCAGTCTCCTTTCCACAGGATTCTTGGGTTTTCTCTGAGGTATCGAAGCAAAACATCAATTGAACTAAATTGTCTTTTTGTCTTAACTTCAAACGCTTCGCCCTTCTCATTGAAACGCACCTCATGGATTATGAATGTTCTCACAGACTCTTCTTGGGTGAAATTGTTGAAACATCTCTTGTATTTTATTGCTGCTTAAGTGAGTATATCTCTGCGTTGTCATTATAGAACTGTGCCCTAAGACTTCCTGTATCATTCTTAGATCAGCGCCAGCCTCTAATAAGTGTGTAGCGCAAGCATGGCGTAGAGTGTGCGGTGTAACGTCCTCTATGCCTGCCTTTTTCGCGTACTTTTTTACCATCTTGCTTAAATTCTGTCGCTTGATTTTTCTGCCTGTCACGGTTTGAAACAGGGGACCGGGATCAACCCCTCTCTCTGCTACATAATTTCTAATTGCAGTATTAGCCTCTTGCGTAAGCGGTATAGCCCTGTTCTTCTCACCCTTGCCCATCCTTACATTAACTTGATGGCCGCCCAAGTCCCTGATGTCAAGGTTGCATAGCTCGCTAGCCCTCAAGCCACTCGAATACAGAAGCTCAAGTATCGCTCTATCCTGCAAGTCCTCTGCTTGACTCAATATAGCCTCTACCTCCTTGATACTCGGCACATACGGAGCCTTAAGCTTTGATTTCGGCGTCTCTATTCCTAGGCACACATCCTCCTTAATGTACTTATCTACACGCAGGAACCGAAAGAAGCCCTTAATTGCCATGAAATACCGATTGATTGATGCGTCACTCTTACCCAGGCTTTTCTGGTAGCCTAGGTAACTCACGATCATTTGCCCTCTTATCTGCGTCAATCTCTTCACCCCCTTATCTTGTAGGTACTCCAGAAACCTTAGCACATCAAAGCTATATGCCTCTATCGTTGTTTTGCTCTTCTTCAGCATCGACTTTTTGTACTCTTCGACGATTTGGTATATCCAACTTGAAGTCTCCGTTTGAATTTGCATGTAATGGCTTCCTCTTTTTAAAATGTACCGTTCTTAAATATTGAATGTATTGCACAATTATTTGCGTGATACTTAATCCTGATTCATCGCTTAATTTCTTCAGGATATAATGTAAGTCAGCCTCAACTTGCACGTGTATTGTCATCTTGCCTTGTGGTATCTTCATCTTTTATTTTCCTTTCTAGTTTTTCTATTTCTTGGCGCACTTTTTCCAGTACAATTTGCGCCGTGATATCATTCCTTCCATGCCCCATCAAATTGGTATACCTCTGCCGGGCATTCTCTACTTGCATTCTTAATAAACTTGTCATAGTACCAACCTTTTTCGGCCAGCAACACAGACTTACAGATCTGCATTGCCGAAATGTTTTTAATCTTTTATTTCCAGAGAATCCACCCCCGATTTCATAAATTCCATTATTTCTTTATCCGTGAAATCTAGCATCTTAGAATAATAAACCGCTAACTGAATCATTGAATAACAAAACTCTATGTTATTTAATTCATATTTGCGCATAACTTTTTCTAAATCCTTAAATATTTTGTCTCGATATTCACAATTACACGGCACAGGTATTTTATTTTCTTCCATTTTATTCCCCTTAATCTTGCATTCGTTTTTCGTAAAAATCCCAACTTTTTTCCATAGATTCAAGCCATTCTTTTTTATCAATTTTAAGCGTCAATCCGCTAATGATTAATAAACATATCATTGCGCTTACTGCAACTGTCATATCATATTTTTTTAATGCTAACGCCACATCTTTACACGCTTGTGTAATTTCTTTTTCTATTTCAGTCATACAAAACTATTTCCTTGTATTCATAATGTTTTTTCTGGTATCAATCAACCGTCCTTGTCTTGAGAGGGGAAAGCCTGGTTGCAATCCCCTTTCTTTTCTATTCTCCCCGGCACTCATTGCAGTAACCTTCATCGTTAAGCTGGCAATCCTCTTTAAACCCTTCATGGCCACAATTCGAACAGTTATACCACGTTTCCAGCTTGTTTCCATTCATCATGGCTGCTTGGTAATCATTGTTAGTTAGAAACACACATCCACTATTTCTGTTAAACATCGCCGTAACTTGATCATTGTAAAAATCTTCCGGCAAGCCTTTTTCGTGCCATGCCCTCAGCAGGCGTATCAATTCTTCTCTCTCCGAATATCCAAAGTCAGCTAAGTTTGTTGTTGTTATTTCTTGCGTTCTCATTTGTTGCCCTTTTTGTTTATGTTTTATTGCTCGTAATCGTATTTAATTGGTCGCCCTTTCCATAATTCTATTCCAGCGATTAACAGGCGATCCATTTTCCTTAGATCTTTTTTGCGGTACTCCTCTACCAAATCCCTAAGCTTCTCGCTAAAACTCTGTTCCATCTCTTTTTGCATGAAATCGGTCAAATCTTGGTATGTTATCGGCGTGCCGTCTTTCATCGCTAAAGCCTTCTCCCCCCAGATCCCTACAATGTACTCGTATAAATCCTTGGCACTCAATTCTTCCGCAAACTTAGCTACAAATTGCTGCCGTATGTACTTCTCTTTTTCCTTGTTCATATATGCTCTCCTCTTGATAATGGTTTTCTATGAAATTTTGTATGTCTTGGTATGTAACCCTATCGCCATTCTCCATTTCAAATGATCCGCCCAAATATATTACGGCTTCATACAATTCTTTATCTGTTAACTCCCCGGCATAGTCACCTATAAACTTCTCCCGGATATGCCTTTCTTTTTCTTTATTCATTGTTTTAGCTCCTCAATTTCGGTTATGATTGTTTCGCACCAATTCCACTTAGGCACGTCAGCTGAACTAATATCCTGCGCCAGCTCCTGAGCTTCCTCTTCACTGGTGGCCTCGATATCCATACAAAAACCTATTAGTTCTGAAAAATATACTCTGTATTTAGTCATTCTTTCACCTTATACCCTTCTTTTGTTTGTTGCAGTGTCGGCATGTCATATAACTCTATTTGCGAGTCTTTTAACTCATCAAAATCTTGTATCTCGTAGCTCTCTGTTTCTTCGAGTGTGTCAAAAGGATCAATACTATGCGCTATTTGATATGCTTGATCTTCTGTATCGGCCTCTATTAAACACTCGCAGTATGTCTTTGCCACTAGTCTAACGTAATATGTTGTCATTGCGCCCTCCTTAACTAAAAAATCGGTATATTGTGTTTATATCAACCAACATCGCCAT